ACCCCTTGCATATGAGCGCAAAACTTCGGTTTTTTTGGGGGGGCGGGGTATAGTGGGGCTGTTGCCCGCTATCTAGGAGCCGTCTATGAAACTTGAGAAGCTAAAAATCTCGCAGCTTACCCCTGACCCAGCCAACGCTCGCCGCCACGGTGATTCAAACTTGAGCGCTATTGCTGCAAGCTTGGAACAGTTTGGCCAACGTAAACCGATTGTCGTGTCGAAAGATAACATCGTTGTAGCCGGAAATGGAACTATGCGTGCCGCACAATCTTTAGGGTGGGAACTGATTGACGCTGTGCGGGTGCCCGCTGATTGGTCTGAGTCAAAGATAAAAGCGTTTGCGCTCGCAGATAACAGGGTTGCTGAGCTGGCCGAATGGGATACGTCAGCGCTGATGGAACAGGCCGGTGAGCTAATAGCTGAAGGTTTTACGCTTGAGGAGTTTGGTTTTACAGACGCTGACCTGGGTGTTTTTGATGTGCAAGAGGTTGACCCGCCCAAACTTGAGGCCGGTGGCAAAGGTGACATGGAACAAATCACGTTCACGTTGCACACCGAGCAGGCTGAGTTGGTACGGCAGGCGGTGGCGAACGCAAAGCTGAACGAGGACATTAGTTCTGAACTCAACGACAACGGCAACGCTAACGCGCTGGCGTTTATTTGTGAGTGGTATAACGATGGCCGCGTTTGAGGATATTGAGTTTGTTTATTGTGACCGCGCTACAGCGAAACGGGTGTCTGAAACAAAGCACTACATGAGAACTTATCCTCAGGGCGCAAAGGTCAATATCGCGCTGATGGATAAAGGGCAGCTCGTGGGTATTTGCGTGTTTGGTTATAGTTCGCAAACCGATAAAAAGATTACGAAACTGGCGTACGGGCTTGAGCGTGACCAATACTTGGAAATGCAACGGCTGTGGATTAGTGACGACTATGGGCACAATACTGAAAGCTATGTGCTGTCACGAATACTCAAAAAGCTGCAACGCGACTACGCACTTGAGTTAGTGGTAACCCATGCGGGCGGTTGTAAAGATGACTGCGGCATTGTTTACCAGGCGAGCGGGTGGTTGTATTTTGGGGCGCAACCGAGCAGCGACTTCTTCCTCACCGAGGCGGGCGAGTACAAAAACATTATCGCCCCTATGCGTTTTGGTCGTGTTGATGCTAAAGGCAAAACACCGCAGCAGGTCGGTGAGGAACTATTTGGGGCTGGCCAGATAATTGACGCTCACCGATACTTCTACGCCTACCCATTGAATAAAGGTATGCGCCGACGGCTAACCAAACTGCAACAACCCTTCCCCAAAACATCTGCTACGTTTAGGCGTGACCAAGAATGGGTCACAACAGGGGGCTCGGCAGGTGCCGCTCAGACTGGTTCAATTCCGGTAGCCTCCACAAAGGTAGGCAGCTGATGGCTAGCGCAAAAGACATCATTATCAAACCCATCAAGGCAAACGACGCAAACCGCATCATCAAGAACTTGCACTACAGCGGCAAAGTTGTGCCAAACAGTCAACTCCACTTCGGCATATTTCTGAACGGGGTGTGCGGTGGCGCGATGCAGTTTGGCCCCAGCATGGTCAAGAAAACTATGATGAACCTCGTTGAGGGAACAGGCTGGAACGACTTTATAGAACTAAACCGTATGGCGTTTGCTGATTGGTTGCCCCGCAATAGTGAGAGCAGAGCCATTGCTTACACCATGCGCTATATCCGGAAAAACTATCCGCACATCAAATGGGTGGTCAGTTTTGCTGACGCAACGCAGTGCGGTGACGGAACCATATACCGCGCCAGTGGTTTCGTGTTGACTGACATTCGTAAAAGCGAGGCGCTGCGCCGCAACCCTGTCACGGGTGAGGTGATGCACACGATGCAGGCCTACCACCTGATGCTGAAAGATGAGTTCAAGAATTGGGAAGTACTTGACGGCTACCAGCTGCGTTACGTTTATTTCGTTGACCCTGAATGGCGTAGTCGGCTCACGGTTCCTGAATTGCCGTTCAGCCAGATTGAAATAATGGGCGCAACACTGTATCGTGGTGTACGCCCTGAAAGCATTACTAGCGATGCGCCTGACTTCCGGTTAGGAGAAGGCGGTGCGAATCCGACCTCAGGGCTCGAAAAAGTAGGTGCCAGTAATGGTGCATAACGGTAGGCCGCCGAAGCCGGTTGAGCAGAAACGTTTACTCGGTAACCCTGGCCGCAGGCCGTTGCCTGACGAAAACACGGTTCAGTTGATACCGGCCGTCACTGAAACCCCTGAACCGGAACGCCCGCTGCTACAGCCTGGCCGTGCGTTGTGGAACAAAGTTTGGGAGATGGGGGTCAACTGGATTAGCCCTAGCAGCGACCTTGAGCTGTTGCTTATGACGTGTGAAATGGTTGATGAACGTTGGAACCTTCGCGCTAAGGTTATGCGCGAGGGCGACGCTAAAGACCGCCGCGGGCTGCGTGCGCTTGAAACTCTTATCATCAACAACCTGTCACTATTAGGCTTCACGCCTACTGACCGCAGCAGGTTAGGTGTGGCCGAGGTAAAAACGCAGAGCAAACTTGACGAGCTGATGTCGCGCCGCGCCGAAAGGCAATAAAAATGATTACGGTGGTGACCGGCCCGCCTTGCTCTGGTAAGTCAACGTATTGCGCTGAGCGTTGGCAACCTGACGACATTGTTGTTGACATGGACAGCATTGCGCTGGCTATCACAACCCCTGGCACGCAGCCACATGATTACGACGACGTTGTGCGCATTGTTGCACGTGAAGCACGGCAGGCAGCAGTGAAGGCAACGCTGGCGGTGGCGCAGGGTGACAGGTATCGCGGATACTGGATTATCCACACCGACCCGTCACCTGATGTGCGGGCGAGTTATCGCGCCATGAACGCCCGTATCATTGACCTTGACCCTGGCCGCGACGTGTGTCTTGAACGGTTGCAGGGAAGGCCCAAAGCCAATCAGGCAATAGCGAGGAAGGTTATTGAGGAGTTTTATGCTCGGCGATGATGTTCCTGACCCGCGGTGGCTAACACCCGTACCTATTGACGCGCTCGTTCAGGGTGAGGGAAATACTGTTATTGACTTTGCTGAAACGTTTGGCATCATCACGAAAGATAGTGTCGCGGGTAAGGCTGGCGACCCGCTCGTGTTGCGTGAATGGCAGAAGGCACTAATCGAACATATTTTCGCATACGACGAAAACGGGCTACGCCACCGCACAAACCTAATCGGAATGCCTCGCAAGAACGGCAAATCGGCCATAGGTTCCGTGCTGGCGCTATACAGCCTCATACTTGGCCCTCGTGGTGGTGAAGTTTATTCTGTGGCCGCAGAAAAAGAGCAGGCCCGTATCGTTTTTGCTGACGCGAAACGCACGATTGAGGCTAGCCCTGAACTGTCAGCGATAACAAAGTTATACCGCGACGCTGTTGAGGTGCCAAAGCTTGGCAGCGTTTACCGTGTGCTGTCAGCTGAGGCGTATTCAAAGGAAGGCCTCAACCCTCACTTCGTTTTGTTTGATGAACTTCACGCACAACCAAACCGCGACCTATTCGACGTAATGTCGTTGGCTATGGGTTCTCGCGGCAGCCTCGCAACGCTGGTAGCGATTACAACCGCTGGCGTAAAAAGCGATAACACTGGTCGTGATTCGATTGCCTACAGCCTCTACCAGTACGGTCAAAAAATCATGCGGGGTGAAATTGACGACCCGACTTTCTTTATGGCGTGGTGGGAAGCTGACGGCGACCACCGCGACCCTGAAACGTGGCGCGAGGCAAACCCTGGCTACGGTGACCTGAACGCGCCAAGCGACTTTGAAAGTGCGGTGAAACGTACGCCTGAACCACAGTTCAGAACCAAGCGTTGTAATCAGTGGGTCAGCAGTGCGCTGAGCTGGCTACCCGCTGGCGCGTGGGAACAGTGCGAACAAATGTTCGAACCGTCACCTGATGATGAAATCGTGCTGGCGTTTGACGGGTCGTTCAGTGGTGACGCTTCTGTGGTGGTCGGTGCTGTTGTGCCGCAGGGTGACGACCCGGTGAGAGTGTTTTTGGTCAAGGCGTGGGAGAAAGACCTTGAAAACGATGACGATACGTGGCGGGTTGACATTGCTGACGTTGAACAAACCATTCTGGATTTCTGCAAACGCTTCCCAAAGGTGCGTGAGGTGGCGTGCGACCCGTTCAGGTGGCAACGCAGCATGATGGTTCTTGAGGAACAGGGTGTGCCGATTGTCGAGTGGCCGTCAACTTCAGCCCGTCGTATGGTGCCGGCGTGTGCGAAATTTTATGATGCCGTGGTTGAGCAGCGGCTTATCCATGACGGTAATCCGGTGTTGGCACGCCACCTGGCAAACGCTGTCACGAAAGTTGATAACCTGGGGCCACGCATTGTGAAAGAAAATAGGCACAGCCCTCGGAAGATTGACGGGGCCGTGGCTGCCGTGCTGGCAGTTGATAGAGCTACCGTGGGTAGAATAGAAGAAGTCGTACCTCAGTTTTTTGGATAGGTGATATGTCAACAACGTTGCAGATAGCTGGGGCCGTAGCGATTACAGCTGGGGCGGCACTGATGTTCCCAGCAGCCGGCCTAATCGTAGGCGGGGCTTTCATGTTAGTTATCGGTTTTGCGCTAGGACGATAGATGGTATTCAACAGGTTATTTGAGCAGCGGGCAATTGACTTCCAAAACGTTTTTGAGTCAGGCGACTCTATTGCGTTTGGCAACGAGGCCGGCGTCAACATCAACAGTAAAACAGTGTTCGAGGTCAACGCTGTTTTCTCAGCCATAAGCCTCATCAGTGACACAATTAGCACGCTGCCAATCGAGGCGTACGTGCGCACTGACGGTCAGCGGCAACTCTTTACCCCGCGCCCTCAATGGGTTACTCAGCCTGACATTGACTTGCCTCGTGAAGCGTTTTACAGCGCAGTAATCACTTCACTGCTGCTCGACGGAAATGCGTATATTCGCGTTTTCAGTAATCCGCGTGGCGAGGTGGTGAACCTGGTCGTGCTCAACCCGTTGAACGTTGACGTAAAACGTAACGGGCTTGGTCGTTTGATGTTCACTATTGAGGGCGACAACACGCCGCTCACCGCTGAGGACATTATCTTTATCCCTGACGTGGTGCGCCCCGGCAACGTAAAGGGTGTGAGCCGTGTTGAGGCACTGAAAGAGAACTTCGGATTAGCGTTAGCGCTCGAAAAGTTCGCGGCGACTTTCTTTGGGCAGGGCACTAACCTGACAGGGATTATCGAGTTCCCTGGCAACCTGACAGCTGAGCAGGCGTCAAACCTGGCGCTCGGTTTTGACAAACGACACCGAGGCTGGCGCAAAGGCCACCGCACAGGGGTACTGAGTGGCGGCGCAACTTTCAAAGCCACGCAAACCGACCCGGAGAAGTCGCAGGTCATTGAGGCACGCCACATGGCTGTCGAAGATGTGGCTCGCGCTTTCAACGTGCCACCGCATCTGCTGGCGCTGCCCGGTACGAACAGCTACGCCAGTGTCGAGCAAACGAACCTCGCCTGGGTCACTCACGGGCTAAGACCAATCATCACAAAAATCGAAAGCTCACTGAGCCCGCTACTGTCACGGTCACCTAATGGCGAAAACGCTTTCTTGAAGTTCAACCTTGATGGGCTGTTGCGTGCTGACATTCAAGCCCGCATGAGCGCATACAGCACAGGGCTACAGTCAGGGTTCTTGACCATCAACGACGTGCGGGCACTTGAGGACTTGAAAGCGATTGACGACATGGCAGCTGACACAGTGCGTGTGCCGTTGGCGAATGTCAACATTGACGCTGCCGACCTGAAGGCGCGTGGCGAGAAAGTAAAGATGGCTCAGGCTCTCGTATATGCAGGGTTTGACCCGTCTGAAGTGTTGGCCGCTATGGAGTTGCCACCTATTGACCACACGGGTCTACCGAGTTCTCAGTTGCAACAGGTTGCGCAAATTGACCCAGTGAATCCTGAATCTGTTTACGAGGTTGACTAATGGCTTTGGTTAGCAGGCAGGTTACGTGTAGCGACACAACCGCTCAGCTGATTGTGGGAGCGGATAATATGCCTCACCGTGCTGTCTTGCACAACGCCACAAAGTCCTCAAACGAATACATCTACATTGCTGGGGGTTCCGCTGACTCGTTCGGCACGGTTGCCGGTATGCACATTGACCCTGGCCAAACTATTTACGTTGACCTGGCACCAAACGATGAACTATGGGCAACCTCTGACCCTGACGGGTTGGTTGTTCAAGTATTGGATATGCGGAGGAACGACTAATGCCGTATTTCATTTCCGACCAACACCCTGACTGCCCGGCATGGGCCGTGGTAAAAGAGGGCGGCGCGTTAGTCAACTGTCAACCAAACAAAGATGACGCGATTGCGCAGATGGTTGCTTTGAGCATTGCCGAGGACATGGAACCCGGCGGCACGTATGAGGGCACGTTCAGGGCTGAACCTGATGAGCTTGACGTTGGCGACTTTGTGTCGTGGAACAGTAGCGGCGGTACAGCCCGTGGCCAGATTGAACGCATTGTGCGGGATGGTCAAATTGACGTGCCGAACAGTAGCTTCGTTGTGAACGGTACACCTGATGACCCAGCGGCTTTGATTGTGGTGTGGCGTGAAGGTGATGACGGGTGGAACGCAACTGACGTAAAAGTTGGTCACCGTTTCACCTCGCTGACCAAGATAAACAGTTTGCGTTCTTATACTGAGCTGCGTCAAGTAAACCTTGACCCGCCCGCTTACATGAGAGCTGCGGCCCGGCAGGGGTTGCGGTTTTACGAGGACGGCCTGGCCGGTGATGGTTTGGTTGACCGTACTGTGCGTGAAGCTAGGGCGATGGTGAACGGAAGCGTTACCGCTGACAAGTGGGTCAGGATTGCCGCGTGGATTGCACGGCACATGGTTGACCTGGATGCGCCGGCAGCTAACCCTGATAACGAGGACTATCCTTCGGCGGGTGTTGTGGCTCATTTGCTTTGGGGTTCCGGCCCGTCAAAACGTAGTGCGATGCGTGCGCTGGAATATGCGCGAGGTGTGGTTGCTAGAATTGAAGAAGAAAACGAGGGCCGCGCGAAAGGTGAAGCCGTGAGCAAGATGGAAACACGTGTCAACGCAACCACGTATGAGGTGCGTGAAACCGAGAACGGGATGCAGTTCACTGGCTATGCTGCGGTGTTCAACAGTGACAGCGAGCCGCTGCCATTCACTGAGCGTATTGCGCCTGGCGCGTTTATTCGTTCGCTGAAGTCACGCAACGACATAAAACTGTTGTGGAACCACGACACGGGTTCCGTATTGGGTAGCAGCCGTGCCGGCACGTTGACGCTCGTTGAAGACGACAGGGGGCTGCGTGTGACCGCTGACCTACCTAACACCACCACGGGTCGTGATGCTGCTGAGCTTCTGCGCCGCGGTGACGTTGACGCTATGAGCTTTGGTTTTACTGTGCCCAAAGGTGGCGACTCGTGGAGCGATGACGGGCGCGAGCGCACACTAAACGAAATACGTTTGCACGAGGTCAGTATCGTTGCGTTCCCCGCATACACTGCTACCGCAGGTACGGCTACTGTGCGAGGTCTTGACAAGGTTGCTGAGCGCGCGAACGTTGACATTGACGCCCTGGCTGACGCTTTGCTGAAACTTGAAAGCGGTGAGGACATTACTCACGATGACCGCAAACTGTTGACCAAAGTTATTGACGCTGCGGCACCTGATGAAGTGGTTGAGGAAAAGCCTCGCGGCGACCTGGATATGCTTGCACTAAAGAAGAAGAAGCTCGCACTCTTGAAAGGTTTGTGATGGCTAACAGGCAACAGATTATCAACGCAATTTTGCGGGTGGCAGGCAACCCTGAGAGCGGTAACATCAAAGCGCTTGCTCCGGCTTTCGCTGACGCGATTGTGGCACTTGATAAAACTCCGGCAGCAGTCAGTGATGACAAAAAAGCTAAGCCGGTTGCTAAAGAAACCCGCATTGTAGAGGCGCAGGAAACGCGCTAAGACGGGTCAGCCCCCCGGGCTCTACCCCTTTCGCCCGGGGGGCTTTGGCTTGCCTAAACTAGGTAACCGCAGGCGCACGAGCCATTCCCGAACGCGGTTTCGCGGATTATCATTTCAGGCTGTTGGCTTATTGGGCATTCAACAATCATAACGAGGTGGCCGGCATCGGTGCGAAGGTCGGCTTGGATGCTGTGGGTTTCAATTTCGGTGGCGTTCATTTTTGTTTCCTTTCGGTTAGGTTGTAAACAACTATACACTAATCAAAACAGAATGCAACCCCAAACCAAAAAATAGTTGACAGCGTGTTCGATACAATTTTGGTACCGGAACCGTGAGTCAACTCTGCCGGTACGCAAACACTGCAAGCTGAGCGTCAACGCCGCTGCAACCAAACAACAAAGGAGAACACATTGTCTGAGTTCGTAAAGAGCCAGCAAGAAGTTCGCGCAAATCTCACTGAGCAAATCCGCGACGTTATCGAGGGTGCTGAGTCTGAGGGCCGCGGTCTTGATGCTGCCGAACTAGAAAAGATTGACCGCATTGAAGCTGACATTCGCCGTGCCGACGAGGCCATCGGTGTTGCCAGCCGCAACGAGGAGCGCCGCCACGAGGCAGCAGAAGCCGCACGCGGTTTCATGCCCGCCGAGGAGGCACGCACTTCCGACGCTGACATTTTCCGTGCCCTGGCGCGTGGAGAAATCCGCGAGCACACTTTCGAGAAGCGTGCAACCCTCGTAAACAGTGTCAACACCGTACCCGTTGACTTCCTTGACCAGGTTTACGGCATCGCCCGCCTCGTTGGCCCGATGCTTGACGTGGCTGAGGTTATCAACCGTTCAAGCGGAAACGACCTTCGCATTCCGACCTACACTGCATACAGCACCGCAGCTCAGTACGCTGCCGGTTCTGCCATTGCAGACAGCGAACCGACCTTCAGTTCAATTCTGCTGTCGCCCAAGAAGCAGGGCTTCATCGTCAAGATTGCAAACGAGCTGCTTGATGACGCAGGCTTCGACATTCAGTCAGTAATCGCTGAGCAGGCCGGTAACGCTATCGGTTTCCGCATCAACGACCTGGCAACTGTCGGAACAGGTACCACTGAAACTGAGGGTATCGTTGCCGCTGCTGGTTCAGGTGTTACCGCTGGAACCACGAACGCGATTAGCGCTGACGAACTCATCGAACTGGCTTACAGCCTTGATGGTTCAGCACGGCGTCTGCCCGGTGTCGGCTTCATGGCTAACACCGCAACCGTTGGATTCATTCGGCGCTTGAAAGACAACGATGGCCGTTACATTTACGACCCCATCGTGTCCGGTGAGGACCGTTTGCTCGGTTACCCCATTTTCGAGAATCCCGCCATGGCTGGTATCGCAACTGGGAACAAGGCAGTTGTCTTCGGACACCTTCCTTCGTACAAAATTGTTACCACGGGACTCGAAGTGGCCACGTCAACTGACGCCTACTTCGCCAACGACGTAACTGCGTACCGCTTCACCTACCGTATGGATGGAAAGCTGACGCACGCATCGCACGTGAAGTACCTCGAACTCGCGTAGTAACTGAATAGCTGAAAGCCCCCGTCGTTTGTAGGTTACGGCGGGGGTTTTCGCTATGCTAGGCGTATGCCAACCTACAAAAAACTCAACGGCGCTCTCGCCATTGCCTCGAACACGTACGGTGCCGCAACGGGCTACGGTGTTCAAACGAAGCTGCTCACCGACAAACTGCTGAAGCATGGCGTTCAGGTGGCCATACTGTCGAACTATGGTCTTGAGGCACGCTTTGACACAATCAAGACGCCTAACGGTGTCATACAGCATTACCCCAAAGGGCTGAAGCCTTACAGTGATGATGTTATCCCGTTATGGTATGACCATTTTATGGCGCAGCACCCTAACCGTGTCGGCAAACTGTTCACGTTGTATGACGTTTGGGTTTACAACGACCTCAAGTTTGATGAGGAAATCATTTCGTGGGTACCACTCGACCACGTAACCACGCCGCCCGGCGTTGTAAAGTTTCTGCAACGGCCTAACGTTACGCCAGTTGCAATGTCACCGTTCGGCCATGAGGTGATGACGAGCGAAGGTATAAACAACACGTATATACCGCACGCTGTTGATACAAAGGTGTTCAAACCTACGAGCAAAGCGTTTGGGCAGCCAACACGTGAACTACTTGACGTACCTGAGGACGCATTTTTGGTCAGTATGGTGTCAGCGAACAAGGCGAACAAGTTTGTTCACCGCAAAGCGTTGGCCGAGAACCTAATCGCCTTCAGCAAATTTCTGCGCGACTACCCTGACTCGTATTTGTATCTACACATGGAACCAGGGCCGGCGTATGGCGGGTTTGACTTGAGCATTTTGTTGAAGGCTGTTGGCCTAACTGATAAAAACGTGCGCATACTTGACCCTGACCAGAATAGGGTCGGTTACCCTGATGACGCTTTGGCTGCGTTTTACAGTGCAAGCGACGTGCTGTTAGGGCCATCGTATGGGGAAGGATTCCAGGTGCCACTCATTGAGGCGCAGGCGTGCGGCACCCGTGTGATTGCGTCAAATTGGACAGCGCCTAAAGATTTGGTCAGCGGTGACAGTTTCCTCGTTGAGGGGCAACCATTTTGGGACAACCCTCAAGCGAGTTTTTTCTACGTGCCCGCCATCGGCAGCATATACAGTGCGCTAGTAGAAGCGTATAAAGCTGAGCGGGGCACAAACGCTGCGAGTATTGAGTTTGCTAGCGCGTTTGACATTGACAAGGTGTGGCAGGAAAGGTGGCTGCCATTTTGGGAAGAAAAGTTCGATGCAGCTTAGCGAGTTGCACAACACGCAACAGTTATCCACAATCTGGGTTCTGGGTTCTGGCCCTTCACTAAACTACGTGGCCGGCAGTTTTTTTGCCGACAAGATTGTTATCAGCACAAACTTCAGTGCCCGCGCTCTAGGTGTGCGGCCACAGTATGCGTTCACGCATTACCACGCAAACGCGAAAGACTTGCTCGCTGATTCTGACATGGTGGTGACGTTAGGTGGCGATACGCTAACGCAGAAACCGTGGCAGGGCGAACAACCACCACAGCTCGCCCTAGCGCCTCAAAATAGTTACGCGCCCCCCGGTGCCGGATGGGACCCGTTCGGTGCTCACAAGCCGCCTGACGGCTCTCTGGCGTATGGTTCATCAAGCCTTCACGGCGCGATGCACCTGGCAGCGTTCCTCGGTGCGTCAAACATCATGCTCGTAGGCGCTGACTGTGGTCAAATTGACGGCGCAGACAGGGTGAACACATATCCGGTGAAGAACGGGCACACGCTTTGGCAGCTCTACGACAAACATCATAAGCTGATGGCCGATTGGTTACGGGGTGAATATGCGACGCAGGTTATGTCGCTCAACCCGTTCATCAACCTCAACCTAGAGGGCCACACGTTCACGGGGGTTGCATGATTGAGAATCTGATTGTGCCGGTGCTGAACCGTTACGACCTATTACAGCGAATGGTGAACAGTGTTGACTATCCGGTCAACCATCTGCTCATTCTTGACAACGGTGCATCGGTTGACCGTGAGGACGCTGAACCGTTGCAACTGAATGACTATTTTGACCAGGTAACCTATCTGCCGCTACCAGCAAACCTCGGTGTCGCTGGGTCATGGAACCTCGGCATCAAACTGTTCCCGCACGACACGAAATGGGTTTTTGCTAGCAACGACATTGTTTTTGCGCCTGGCGACCTTGAGCAGTTAGCGCAGGCAAGAGCTAACGCGCTCACGTTGACGGCAGCGCAACCACAGTGGCAGGCGTTTGCGATTGGTGAAATGGTTGTCGGTTATGTCGGTTTATTTGATGAGTGTTTGCACCCCGCCTATTTTGAGGACAACGATTACGAACGGCGCGTCAAATATCAGGGCATGGCGATTGACGTTTTGCCGTTAGGGCTAACACACGACAACAGTTCTACCCTGAAGGCTGACAGTGGTTTTGGTTACCGCAACGAGGTTACGTTCAAAGCAAACCGCGACTACTTTGACATGAAGGTTGCTGATGAGGATTACACCGAGGGCGGGTGGTCGCTTGACATACGCAGGGCGAATGAGTGGCTGAAGGGCTAGCCGGTAGAATAACTACTGGAGGTATCACATGGCCATCAGCAACGGCTACGCAACACTCAACGACGTAAAGGGTGCGCTACGCATACCCCTTTCAGACACAGTTGACGACAGCTTGCTCGAACTATCTATAGAAGCCGCTAGCCGTGAAATTGACGGTTACTGCGAACGGGTGTTCTACAACGTAGGCACAGCAACACGGGTATACACACCTGAGGACGGTTTCATTACGCAGGTTGATGATGTGCGCAGCATCACGACACTCAAAACTTCATCGGCAGGTGACGGGGTTTACGACGTGACATGGAGCGTCACTGACTATCAACTTGAACCGTTGAACGGCATTGCCGGCGGTGTTGAAACACCGTTCACCCGTATACGTGCAATCGGCGACTACATATTCCCCATCTACGAACCACGCAACATCAACGCAGGCGAGGCAGCAGTGCAAGTGGTAGGCGTGTTCGGTTACGCCACAGTTCCGACAGCTATCAAACAGGCGTCAGTTCTGTATGCGATGCGTCAGTTCAAGCGTTACGACTCGCCGCTCGGTGTTGCAGGGTTTGGCGACATGGGGCTTATCAGGGTTGGCCGTTTTGACCCAGATATTGAAGCGCTGCTCATGCCCTATCGGAAAGTTTTGATGGCGTGAACATAACAGACATTCGTGACGGCATTGCCGCGAACGTTGGCACTATTGACGGCCTTCGTACCGCAGCTGAAATACCTGACAACATCAGCCCCCCTATTGCGGTGGTGAGTTTGAACTCGGTGCTATACGACACGGCGTTTGCTGCCGGCCTGAACACGTTGCAGTTCTCAGTGTCAGTTATTGTGGCGCGGGTTGATGAACGCCGTGCGCAGGAACGTTTGAACGATTACATCAGCACGGGCGCACGCTCAATCAAGGCTGCGATAGAATCAGATAAGACGTTAGGCGGTACCGCGATTGACTGTCGCGTAACCGAAATGACTAACATCGGTTCGGCTATTATTGGTGAAGTAACATACGTGGCGATGGACGTAATCGTCACGGTTTACGCAGAATAAGGAGTAACACGTGGCCAAGCTAATTGCACAGGACTACAACATTTCAATCGGCGGCACAGATTTTAGTTCTAGCCTGGCTGCTGTGACCATTGACATCACGAGCGAAGAGCAGGAAACGACAGCGTTCGGAAGCGCATGGCGTACCCGCATCGGCGGCCTCAAAGATGCTTCGGTTAGCCTTGACTTTCACCAGGATTTCGCTAGCGGTTCCGTTGACGAAACTCTGTGGAGCAACCTCGGCGGCACAGTTGCCATCGTTGCTAAGCCGACCAGCGGCAGCGCAACAGCATCGAATCCCTCATATTCGTTCACGGCGCTCGTCACCCAGACACAACCACTGGCGAACTCGATTGGCGACCTCGCCACGATGTCAGTCACCTGGCCTGTCGTGGGTGAGGTTACCCGCGGAACAGCGTAGTATAGAGCTATGAATTTCAACCTACACGTAAAGCTCAACGACGGCACTAGCACCGATGTTACTGGCATTGCCGCTGACATTGTTGCGTTCGAAACCAAATTCGATATGAGCATGGCTCGCATTGAAAAAGAACTCAAAATGACTCATCTGTTTTACCTGGCGTGGCACGTGTTGCACCGCACAGGGGAAACAAAGCTTGAGTTCGAGAAGTGGCTCGAAACTGTTGACATGGTGACGGCTGCCGAACCAAAAAAATAGCGGGGCTCGGCGATGAGTCTATGCACTGGCACATCGCTAGCCTGGCCGTTGAAAGTGGCATTAGCCCTAACGAGTTGCTAAAGCTTGAGCCGCGTATGCTGTTCACGATTGAGCGGTACCTGGTCTGGCGTAGCCATCAGCAAAAGCAACGCCGGCGATAGAATGGGGTGGTTAGGAGCCGCCGGTGTTACAGTCACGAGTCACGTTTGACCAAGCTGACATCAACCGCGCTATAAAAGTGCTGCGGGAAACTGACAGCAATTTAGTGCGCGAGCTGCGTAGCGGCTTGAAGCGCAGCATAGAACCAGTTACCGCAAAAATTGCGTCTAGTATTCCGCGTGACTCAAAACTGCGCGGCATGAACCATCGTGGCCGTACCCGCTGGCGTGGTGTAAACAAACCCGTAGTCAATTTTACCCCTGGCCGGTCACGCAAAAGCGGTACCCGCCTTGTCAGCATCAGTGTTACGGGTGGTGCCCGCGGGTTAGGTTTTGATTACGGTGAGCTGGCAGGTTTGCGTCGCAACACGCCTAAGCCCCGCTCTAAGGAATACCAGCGCCGCGGTGACAAAGTTATGCGCACGCACAGGATTGCGGGGCAGGGCGACGGCATGATTGAGGGTTTGGAAAAGTATTACCCCATACGTGGCAGGGCTGGCCGGTTCGCGTTTGATGCGTTCTTGGATTCACGCCCGTACGTTCAAGGCATAGCGATGGTCGCTGTGAACAAGTTGGCTGCTGAAACTAACCAAAAACTGAGAGCGATGTGACATGGCTATTTATCTGAACATTCTGTCAAAGTTTGACAAAAAGGGTTTCGATAAAGCCGAAACAGGTTTATCGAAGTTTGGTAAGAACGTTGGCCGTATTGCTGCCGCGGCTACCGCCGCAATGGGTGCCATAGCTGTTACCAGCGTGCGCAGCTTTGCAGACTTTGACGCCAAGATGCAACAGTCTGTCGCCATCATGGGTGACGTGTCTGACGCTATGCGTAACGACATGGCTGATGCTGCTCGTGAGGTTGCCAAAACGACAACGTTCAGCGCTGACGAAGCTGCCGAGTCGTTCTTCTTCCTAGCTAGCGCTGGCCTTGATGCTGAGCAGTCTTTGAAGGCTTTGCCGCAGGTTGCACAGTTTGCTCAGGCCGGAATGTTTGACATGGCTACTGCAACCGACCTACTGACTGACGCACAGTCGGCGCTCGGATTGACTTCAGACGACACGACAGAGAACCTTCAGAACATGGCCGACCTCGGCGACGTTTTGGTCAAGGCAAATACCCTGGCGAATGCATCAGTTTCACAGTTCTCGGAAGCGCTGACTAACAAAGCCGGTGCGTCTATGAACGCCCTGAATATGGAGATGGAAGAAGGCGTCGCTGTTCTTGCAGTGTTTGCCGACCAGGGTATCAAGGGTTCGCAGGCTGGTACCACCTTCAATGCTGCTATACGTGGTCTGACGCAGGGCGCACTCAAGAACTCTGAAGCGTTTGACCGCCTCGGTGTTGAGGTGTTCGACAGCGAAGGCGCTATGAACAACATGGCGGACATTGTTGGCGACCTTGAAGGGGCGCTCGGTGGTTTATCTGTTGAGCAGCAACGCGCTGAACTTGCATCTTTGGGCTTTACAGAAGAAACCCTCGCGGGAACACTAGCCCTCATCGGCAATAGTGAAAAGTTGCGCGAATACGAAACCAACCTTCGCGACGCTGGCGGCACCGCTGAGGAGGTCGCTAACAAACAACTCGACACAATTAGTGGCCAGTTTGCGCTTATGCAATCAGCCATCTCTGACGTCGGCCTTGAGGTTGGCAAAATACTGATACCAATTTTGCTTGACTTGATGACGGCTTTGCAGCCCGCAATAGACCGGCTGCTGCCTGTCTTTGCTGACATTTTTGAGTCGCTTTCACCAATCCTTGTCGAACTGGCTGACGTTTTTGTTGACGTTATTGAATCGCTGATACCGTTTCTCCCGCTCATCGGTGAGATTGCGGGCATTGTTCTTGAGCTAATTGCGCAACTGTTGCCACCGTTCGTGTCGTTGATTGACGCTTTGCTGCCAATTTTTGAAACACTGATACCGCTGGTAGGTGACTTCCTCACTGACGCGATGGCCTTGTTTGCCCCGTTGCTGGTTGACATTATCGAAACCATGGCCCCGCTCATTGAACAGATGATGCCACTGTTTGCTGATTTGTTTGAGTCATTAGCACCGCTAGTGCTTGACCTTATTGAAGCGGGTATGCCGCTCATTGAGGAACTGCTGCCGCTCATTGCTTACATTCTTGAAACCTTGGTCATACCGATGATGCAGTGGTTGGCTGAAACGATAGATAAAAACGTGGTGCCGGCTTTGGGTTACCTGATTGAGGTGTTCAGCCTATGGGCTGAGGCTACCTCTGAAACCATCAAGGGCTGGCGTCAGAAATGGTACGAGTTCTCAACCTGGCTCATTGGCAACTTGAACACCATGCTCAAGGGGATTGAGGATTGGGCGAACGGGTGGATTGACACCATCAACAAAGTTATCGCCGCCAGTAACGAATTCCTAGACACTGAATTTGACATGGTGATGCGTGTTGACTTTGGTCAAATTGAAATGCCCAAACCGCCACCCGTTGACATACCCGTTATCCCTCGCATTGTTGACACGTCAACCCTGGCAGGTATTAGGGC